GCCACCGTTGTGGATCACCTCGATGATCTTCTCGATGGTGGCTGGCCGGTAGAAGTACTCATCCTCCGGGCGGTAGCCGGACCGCTCGGCCTTCTCACGTCGAGCGAACTTCTCACACTCCCGACGCATCGACAGGATCAGTGCAGCCTCGCCCTGCTTACGCTCGCTCGGCTCATCTCGCACCAGATACTCCTCGACCTTCCGCTTACGACGTGACGCGTACTCACACGCCACCTGTCGTAGGTCATCAGCGTCGACGTAGCCCTTGTAGCGGTCGGCTATGGGCCGAGCCGCTATGGCTGCCAGTTCAATCACCTCGATCCAGATCGGATCATCTGCCGCAATCATCCTGCGATCACCTGTGCAAGTTCTTCATGTACGGGAGGACGTGCGGGATCAGTTCTCGCAGGACTTTCACGTCCTGCTCGCAGTGATACACGACCTCATCCATCGCATCCTTGTCGAGCGTGGCCGCTAGTTGCCACTGCTCCCAACTGATCGCTGTCTTCGACTCGCCCAGTTCAAAGAACTTCTGAGCGTTCTCCAGTTTCGCACTGCCGATCCGCATCGACGATGAGTTCAGGAACCATCGAGTGTCCATGTGCCACTCGACGTTCACGGGTCGCTCGCCATGCTTGGCTAGCCGAGCGTTGATGAAGGGGATGTCGAACAGTTTGCTGTTGTGTCCGGCTATCAGTTTGTATTTCTCCAGATGCTCACGGATAGCGAGGACTAGTTTGCTGTCGTCGATCTTGCTGCGTCCTCGCCACGGCTTCTCATCCGCACGGAACGTCGTCACCTCACCCGTGTTGCCGTCGAGGAATGAGCAACAAAGCACTCTTCCCATCAGACCGGACAAGTCAGTTGTCTCGATGTCGAACACCACGCTGGGAATCATGTTGGGATCTCCTCGATTCGTCGTTGCCATCGACCGAGCTGGAGGTCGAGGCCGACCAGATAGTTGATCGCGTCAGCGATCTCCTGCCTGATCTCTAACAGCATCCGAGGTGGGTCGAACTCTTCAATGCGCTGATGATCTTCTTCGTCGTACTCACGGCTCCCACCATCAGCGATGCGGAAGCGTGCGTAGTTCGTTGCTCGACGGTGGTGTTCGATCAACTGTTCAGTGGTCAGCCCGAAGGGCGGAGTGATTGGCGGGGGTGTGATCACGGAGCCTCCTCTACAGCGCCGATGAGTTCGGCGAAATGCTCTGCTCCGTACTTCAAGATTGTACTATTCACGTCCTCACCTGCAGGGAGTGACACGCGTACAGCCTGCGGCACATCCTTCATTATGCGAGCCGCCAGTTCAGCGCCGGGATTGCTGCCGTCGTCCCTGTCGGAGTCGTTGTCCATCACCAGTAGGACACGCTCGATGCCGTCGAAGCATCGAGCGAAGTGTTTCTTGAAGCCGTTGGATCCGGGGATCGCTACGGCTGGGAAGCCAGCAGCCGTGGCAGCCGCAGCATCCAGTTCACCCTCAACCACGAGGATCGTGTCGACAGCGTTGACGAGGGCACGCACGTTGAACATGCGATGGGCCTGCCCGGTCGGTGCTTGATACCGGGAACGCTTGTCTTGCGACTTGATCGAACGGAACTTGAAGCCGACGCAGCCACCGAGTGGCGTCAAGTATGGGATCGACAGGCAACCGATGAATCGTTCCTCGTGCCCCGGCGCTGGCTCGGACACATAACCGAATAGGAACTCACCGCTGACGTCCAGCAGTCCACGCTGGTCGAGGTACTCCTCGGCTGGCGACCCGCTGAGTTCGATGTGGTACTCCTCGGCTGCCCGATCCCACATCATCCGCAGCTTCTTACTCGTCGTCATCCTCTTCTTCCCATTCCTCTTCGTCTTCCCACTCTTTCCAAACTCTGATCGCAAACATGCATGGGTCATGCACGAAGATGATGTCTTCGCGATCTCCCTCTTCAACCAGAAGAAGTTCGACGTCCTCTTCCGGCATGGTCGGCAAGGGGTTGTGTGTCGCGCACACCGGCAGGCTGATCCAGCCTTTCGTCACGCCGTAGACAAGCCACGAGTGAAACGCCTTGTCGTCCTGTGACTCACTCACCCCGGCATGCTCGGATCGTTGTACTTGTTCCGATCTTTTGCAGGCCAGTCGAACATCGCAACGGTGCTGTCTCGCTCGTGGTAGTGCGTGTTCAAGATGACATCGAAATGGAAGTCGGGCGGGGTGTGTTCGCCGCACTCAATGAACATTGCTGGAGCCTGATCAGCAGCCACCACATACAGGTGACCCGTCGACTTGTCCCAGTCAATCTGAGCGGTATTCGCCACCTTGTTGTCGTCGAGGAACCGCATCAGTGTGCGGAGATCCTCTACTGTCTGCGCGTTGGCTCGCACCGCTGCGTAGCCATTCATCTCAATCAACATTGCTGCACATACCTTCCACAGAATTTGTTGTCGCATCGAGCGACGTACTTGTTTGTGTTGGTGGTGCTTGCACCACAGTGAGGACAGGTCAACATTCCTTGCCCCGCTTACCAAGCAGGTTGAATGTGTGGTCGGTTGACCAGTGGTGCTTGCCCTCCAGTCCCGGCTTCTTCGGGTACGGGTTGACCATGACGAAGGCGATCTCCCACTGCACATACTTGGGAGCCTTGGCCGGACGGACACCTACCCACTCGGGGTAACCGGCACGCTTCGCGTAGTGATCCCAAGTTACGCCGATGGTCTGCACGATGCCGCTGCCGTATGGCCCATCCGCTCGCCAACGGAAGTTGGATTCTCTCTCCGCTACGCAGGTGAGAAACTGCTCGGCCTTCTTCGTGTAGTGCGCTCCCCTGTACTCGGGCGGGTCGAAGTCCGCCTTGCCCGAGAGGGCGACGGTCATTAGCAGTGCTTCAATCATCTCGCTTCTCCTGTTTGATCGACTGTGTTGGCAAACCCGTCATCACGTCATTGCGTGACGCGATCTCGACCGCCTCAGTGGGCGTGGCTCCTGCTTCCAAAGCGCCGATGGCATACGCAGCTCCGCTGCCGATGGCGTACAAACCGTCGGCTCGATGCAGCACGCTGTAGTCCTCGTTGACCTGCACGAGCGCACCAGCAACAGCGATGAGCAGCACGAGGATGTCGTCCTTCTCGGCGTCGGGCTGCCAGTCAGCAGCCGACAGGAACTGCTTCAGGCTCGGCACGATCATCGAGCGAGTGAACGATGGGATGTCGGTGACGCCATCCCAGTACGGAGGCAGCCACAAGTACTGGACGAGGTCGCATGCGTGTGCGCTGCCAGCGGCAGCGATAAGCGTTTGTTCCCGCTGCACGATCTTCGCCATGCGGAACGATGAGTACGGCCTGTTATCAGATGTGGTAATCGCATCGGCGACGATGACCGACCCGTTGAAGTCTTCGACTCCGACGATGGTTGTCATTCCGCACCATCCAGCGGGTCAAGCAAGGGGATCAGGTCGTAGTCCCAGTTCAGGAGGACGACGGGCTCAAGGTCAGTTGCGAGGTTGCGGTCTCGACGACCAAGGTCGTGATCGATCTCGTGACGGCCTCTTTGGTGGAACTCCCACGGACGGAAGGACGTGATGTGCCCCGTGCCGTTGCTGAACCCGAAGTAAACGTAGGTCGGCACGTTCAGCAGTTGCTCGATGTGTACCAGTTCGTCGTACTTCCTGCGTTTGAGTATCAAGCCGCCGGGGTACTGCATGACTGCGGCCTTCGACTGCTTGCGCGTCTTGACCTCGGCGACCTTGACGACCTTGCCGTCACGCACGCCGATGTAATCGACGGCGGAGAACTCGGCGCACGGGAACCACTGCACCTCGGGGTTGTCGTTGAAGATACGCCGGATAACCAGTTGTTCCTTGTGCTTGTCTTGCTCGGTCTCCAACTTGATCGTGTTCACACGGACCTCCGCATCTTCGGTGGGATCCACCGCTTCGACTTGGCTGGCTTCTTGCGACGCACATCGCTGGCCGGTTCATCGCCGGTCAGCGTCTTCAGGAACTCCTTGGCTTGCCCGTATGACCAGCCCTCGTTCGCTTGCAGCAGGGCGATGCCATCTCCACCAGCACCGCAGGCGTGGCAATGCCACAAGCCCTTCTCCCTGTTCACGGACGCGCTCGGTCGACGGTCGTCATGCACCGGACACTTCATCGATGCCTCGCCGTAGCGAGGCTCCGGTAGGTCGTAGTGCTGCAACACGGCGAGCAGCTCGTCCTCTTTGGTCACGCGATGCTCCCCCAACGGAGCAGCGAAACGAACTGATCAACGGTCATGGTGATGCGACCCTCGCCCGTGCCGGACTGGCGCGTCTTCGTCGCCACTACGCCGAGGCTGGGCCGGTCGTACTTCAACTCGTAGTTGCATGCCTCGATGTCGGCCTGCCGGATGAACTCCTTCATCTGGCCCCACGCGTTACGCACGTTCTTGCACTCGATGACGATGTCGAAGTCAGCGCCTTCGATGACCACGTCACCCATGTCCTTTGCGCCTGCCCGTGGCATACGGCGAGCCTTCAAGCCGGACTGGTTCAGATGCTCTTCGCAGTCCCGTTCCCACTGGCTGCCCTTGCGCTTACCGGCTGCGCTCACGACGCGTTCACCCATCGCTCTTCGACGAGGATGTTTCGCTTCGCACGGATGCGACGCCGATCAGTCGGCGTCGTGCCACCCCAAATGCCGTGCCTCTCGTGATGCAGCGCCCACTCAAGACACTCATCGATCACGGGACAGGTTCTGCAAATCTTGATGGCTTGGTTGTTCTGTTCGCTCATGCCGCCGAGTTCGGGGAACCATGCATCAACGTCACTGCCGTGGCACGCAGCACGCGCACCCAATTCATGCGGGTATGTCATACCCATTGCCTCCTAGATCGGTGGGTTTCTAGTTCCTGCAAGGTGGAATGGAGACTCATCGACTCAGCGTCGACGTACACACACAGCGGGTTCTCTGCTCTCGGGTCGGCGACACCGTCACGGTTCTTGACCGGAGCGACGTAGTAGTGATCGCCATCCATGCAGATCGTCAGGATCAACTCGGGAAATTGATTCACTTTTCCCATCGTGGACGACATCGACTGCGGTCGAAGCGCAGTCGTCTCCTCACGCGTGTGATGCAGCACCAGCACGCACGCCTCGGTCTCACGAGCGAGCGTGTGGAATGACTGGACGGCATCGAGCAAGCCAGCCCAACCATCAAGTTCGGTGTGGACGTTCAACAGAACGTCGACAACGATCAGGCTCGGCGGGACACCCAGCAGTTCCTCAAACGCTTGGGTCTCTTCCCAAACGTCATCGAGTGTCGGGTTCGGATCCCGATCAATCCTGAGACGGGTAGTCAGGGGGGCCAACTCGTTGGCGACATCGTCGACCCCCTCCGACTCCCGCATTTCCTTCACGTCATTGACCGTCCGGTTCATCACGATGGCGGCGACGCGGTTGGCAAGCGTGCCCTGATCGGAGTCGGCGCTGATGTACAGCACCGGCTCGCCTTGTCGTGCAATCTGGACGGCGTACCAAAGAGCGAACAGCGTCTTGCCGCGACCGGGGGCGGACGCGCACAAGGCCAACTGACCTCGGCGGAATCGAATCCCTGCGGAGGTCAGCGGAGGCAGGATCTCAGGGAGATCCTGTCCCGCTGCGCTGCTGCCTTTGATGACATGAAGGAGGCTTCTCACTTAGTTCGGCCACGCAATCTTGCAGACAGCACTGGCGTCGTACTTGCCTTGCCGGAACGGCGACTCGTTGACGCACACGAAAGCCTTGTACGCCTTGCCCGACTTGTTGATGCCGTTCTTCACGATGCGAGGCCCGTGATCACAACTACCGGCGTCCGGTACGCCACGCGTGTAGTTGTTGTTGAACCGATCCTGCATCTGCTCGATGCCGCCTGTCGGCGGCGCAACCACACCGGCATCCTGCAGGTTCTGGACAGCCTGCTCGACCGTCGGTTCAGCAGCCGGTGTACTAGTGGCGCTACCGCCCTGCAATACAACCTGCTCGATGTCACGCAACTCGCTCACGCGAGCCGTCATTTCCTGTGCCGTCTCTGCACGGCACGTCAGCAATTCGCCCTTCGGCCCGACCTTGATAGTCAGGCTGAATGGTGCTTCGGTCATTGCCATTCCGATCACTTTCCTTTCTGGTGTAAGGGATATTCGGAACTCTTTCGGCCCGACTGCGCGACGCAGTAGTCGCGCACACCGCACCAACTGCAGTGGTCGGACACGTTCGGGACGAACGAACCCGCATCAAGCGAGTCGTTCATTGCCCGGAAGCTGTAGTCGTAGAAGTCCATCGACCACGGTGCGAGGTCGAACAGGTCGTCGACCTTCGCCTCACGGCTCATGTAGTAGCCGCCCCACTTCGGTCGGATGCCTTGCGTTTTCTCGATGATCGATGCGTACAGACCCAACTGCGGTGGCTGCTGGCGCTTACGGCCTGTCTTGTAATCGACGACGATGAGGTCGACGCCGTTCGTGAAGACGGCGTCAATGATCGCCTTCACTGGTCGCCCACCGAACCAAGCGATGGCATCCCACTCGATACCGGGCCTGCCATCCGGCAGGGTTGCGATCTCCCAGCCGCAACTGGATAGCCACTCGACGTATGCCTCGGCCTGACGCAAGCCTTCGCCCTGCCACCAAGCAGCGTCCTCACCGTTCGGCTTCTCGCGGCTCTTACGTCCACCGACCGACCAGTCATCAACCGGGACGCCTGAGCGGCGTTCCAGTCGGACCAGTTCTTGGGTCCAGATCTCTTGCCACTCGCTGGCTAGGTCATCCATGATCGATCTCCGTCGGAAGGGTGACGTGCGTGCCACAGGCCACGCACTTGGTGATCTCTTTGTGACGCGTGACGTACCAAGCAATCGCGCCGTTGTCGTCGAACTTCACATGCGTGGCGAACACGTCACCGAGGCAGTCGATGTTCGGGCAGATGCTCGACGGGAGCGGCTCAAGAATCTTCACGCCGTGTCCCGCCCACGTCCTGCAATCGCTGGTAAGCAGCGTGGTTGATCTTCTCCAGCAGCGAATGGACAGCGTTACCCGCAGCCATCGGCAACGATGGCTGCTCGGGAACCTGCTCCACCCGGCTCAAGTAATACTGGTGCTGGCAACGAAGCCACGTCTGCAACTGGGAGTGCGAGCGATGCTCGGGGATCTGACCCATTACGTTTCCACCTTCACATAGTCGAAGTCGTTGGTGTCCACGCCCGGAATCTCGTAGGCCAGTTGTCCTGTTTCGACAACGTCGTTGAAGCCCATCGCTTTGACAAGCTCCAATGCGGGTCGGCGATCCTTCACGTCGGCGTACCACGGGAAGATAACCAAGCAGCATTCACCTGTTGGGTGAATGCAGATGTCCGTGTCTCCCTGTCGAAGGCTGACGACTGCGCCGTCAAGTACATCGTCACTGCATTTCACAGGGGTGAATATATATCCTTGGTGTGACAATGACTAGTGCAACGCCTCCGCGTGTCGCCATCTCCTGCAATCAGTCAAGTCGTTTAGCATTCCGGTGCGCTTCAGCGTGGGGGCTATACCGAATGACGGTGACGGGGATACCCGGACTGCCTCCCCTGACCTCCCCGATTGGGGGGGTAGGGGGGGGCTGCCCAAAATCAGGCTCTGGGGATGAACCCCGAGCAAGCCGCTAAGGCTTGCGAGGGTTACGGATATACATGCCGTCGACCCTTGGTCGACGCTTGACGTAGAAGAACCCTTCCATCGTGTCGTAGTCGTAGTGGACTACCAACTTCTTCTCGTGCAGCTCCTTCGACCAACGGTCGAACCGGCGCTTGTCGATGTCGCGGACATCAAGTCCGCGATCCAATCGCGCACCGATGCGAAGCATGTTCAAGGTGTAGTTGTGATTGTGGTCGAGGCTGATCCTCGGCCACGGGATCCAGTCGGAATACTTGATCCGGTTGGTCGCGCCGATGCGCGACATGTGACCGCTCACCGATGAGAGCGCCACATCCTCATTAAACTCTTCCTTGATCCGCTGCCGGATCTGCTCGTGATCCAAGCCTTCGTCGATCCACTTCTCAAGGATCGAGTCACTTGGCATCTTCCGCCTCGCTGGCACTGCTGCCGCCCTTCCGCGTTACCAAGCGCCGCCGCCGCTGTGAAGGAGCCGACGCCCATGCGTCGGGTATTCCTTCCTTCAATCGTTATGCACAAGGTAGACAAGTTGTCCACGATTGTCCACAGCACATGCTGCAATGAGACAAGATCATTGATTTTGTTCCATAAATACGGCCAAACCGGACAAAAAAATAGGACAATCTAGGCGTCGTACTTATAGCCAACAAAACCTGTCACTGCATTCATGCTCCCTGTGGACACACCCTGCATTCGTGGTTGACAGTTTGGTTCCTGCATTGGAGAATCCTCCTATGAGAGAACTACCTGAAGGATCGATCTCCTTCGCCGAAGCCGCCAAGCGATACCTCGCTTGGCGTGAACAACTGTTCAGCGCCAACACCGTGAAGAACGACCGGGTTGCGATTCGCCGCTTTGAGAAGGCCGTCGGCGAGGGCTGGTATCTGGACGAGATCACGCCAGACATCGGGTCAGCGTCCCTCCAATACGTTAGAGGGACGGTGGCTCCGACGACGGCGAACCAGTACTACTCACAGATGCAGGGATTCTGGAAGTGGTGCATCGACGAGGAACTCGTCCCGCTCAACTTCAACCCGTTCCGCAACCAGCGGTGTCTCAAGGTTCAGAAGAAGGAGTACGAGCGCCTCCACCGGCACGAGTTCAGGCCCTTCATAGAAGCCATCAGGAGGCCCGAGGACAGGATTTTGTGCAGCGTAGGTCTCTACCTATGCGTCCGGGCCAATGAGGTCTGCAGGATGCGTTTGAAGGACGTTAAACTAGAGGCTGGCTGGGCCGACGTGATCATCTCCAAGTCCTACGACGCGGACACCATGCCCATCCCCAACGAGCTGGACTCCGACCTCCGTCAGTGGCTCACCCACTACACCTCGATGGTCGGGCCACTCGACCCCGAAATGAAGTTGATCCCCTCGCCCGAGAGCAACGGCCACTACATGAAGTACCACCCGTACCGCTCACCAGCGAAGCCCGAACGCACGGTTCACCGTGCCGCCGAGGACTACGGCATCGAACTACCCAAGGGTCAAGGCGCACACTTCCTCCGCCGATCCGGCGCACGAGCATGGTTCGACGACCTCTGCGAGCAGGGCGTCGACAGTGCGCTCCGCACCGTCTCAGCCCACCTTCACCACGCCGACACCACCACGACGGAGGGCTACCTCGGCGTGTCCGGTGACCGGGCGAAGCGCAATCAACTCCTGCACCGTCGTACCATGTTCCCGTCAACAGAGACGGGCAACGTCGTGTACCTGCAGGAGGCAAAGTGAGAGTCACCTCTATCGCGTGCGATAAGTGCGGGATCGCAGAGACCAAGCGCCCAGTGACCCAGTACTCCATGCGCCGGGGGACTCGCCGATGGACCGGCGAGTTGTGCGACAAGTGCTTCGACGCACTCCTCAAGGAATGGGATCCATCCGACCTGCCCCGAGGGCAGCACCGGATCGTCGAGACCAAGATGGAAGACATAGTCAAGGCATAAAAAAAGCGGGGCGGAGACCGAAGTCTCCGCCCCAATTCTTTCTCACCAAGCAGTGAGATCCAGCAACCTCAACGTCGCCTCATCGAGTTGCCCGTGCGACTGCAATCCGTTGCTCGACTGGAAGCCCCTCAGGATCTCCACCAGCCCACGGTCCAGTTCATTCCCACCGGGAATGTTCAGTCGCTGCCGAACCCTTCCCACTACCGGATCCGATCCGCCCTCCATCACGAACGGCACAAGCGACATACTCACTAACTCAACTCCACATCCACTGTCTGCAATTGAATGGTCACGATGCCGCCAAACCCATTAGTGAAAGACGGCGGGGAAGTCTGCTCAAATTGAACAGCGCGAACCACGCATATTCTCTCCTCACCAGTCGAGAAGTCCTGAAGTAGACACGCGCCACCAGACTGCTCCAACTTCTCCAACGCCTGCAATCGCAGCCACGGATCCGTAGTGCGAACCACACCGTTGCTGTCCTCCTCCTCCTTGAAACACAGCAGCGGGAGAACAATCGTCCTCGACCGCAGCGGTGCTGGCAGCGCACGCAACTGCCACTCATCAAGAGTCGGACCCTTCGTGTCATCCACGTCATCCCGAGACAACGTCACCTTGATCTCAAACTCAGTGTCCGGCAGCAGGTTCGCCGACAAGGGCACGTTCAATACTTGACCCAACGGAACGGAACCGAAGTCAGCGAACTCACCCTCCGGGTTCGACGCTCGCACACCAAGAACACCGCCAGTGTTCTGCGAGCGGATCGCGAACGACACCGGCTGCTTGTACTCAGTAGTACCGAAGCGGATCCACCCTGAGTAAAGCTCGCCCGTCGGGGCGAGCCGTGTCGCGTTCTCCGCAAACACCTTGCTGCTCGTCGTGATCAAGGCACGACCAGTAGTGCCGATGAAGGCGACAGAGACAGGCGTTCCCTCTGCGATAGATAAGTCAGACGCAAACGCGTAGAAGTCACCCACCGACTCGCCGAGGTCGATACGCCACAAGCCCTTCTGGCCCAGCCGCAACTCGGATCGAGTTGCGTACACATACTCACCATCGAACGTGACATCAGCGATGTCATCCTCGATGCTCAACGGGCCGTAAATGAAACCAGTGCCGCTCGTGTTCTCCACTGCCACGCGGATGCCACGGTTCGTGGCAGCAATGACGTAAGTGTTCAGGTACGACTTCAACGCCCGGAGCGTCTCCCCGATGGGGAACTCCGCCGTCGTGATCGGCGTCAACATCGCACCGTTACCCGTGGTCGATGTGTCAATCGTGAACGACAGCACCTTCGACTGCACGCCAATCGTGATACCAACGAGGATCGCAGACGTGGCCTCGGCCACGGCAACGAAAGTCATGTCAGTGGATGCGTACTCAAAACGCGAGTCACCTGTCGTCGTCGACAGGTCGACTGTCGCTGGCGGTGAGGATGGGTTACGAGCCAACTCAAACACGCGAGCAGGCAGCGGGTCCGTGATGTGGCAACCGACGATCAACCGATCCTTCACATAGCCGAGCGTCTGCACCGTCCACGCTCCACCCGGAGCGTCGTACAACTTCGTCACAGCAAGTGACGTGTCCACCTCGTAGATGCCGTCGGCTGCGCCGACGATTGCAGCGGAGCCATCAGTAGCCAACACCTGAGCCGTAGCAGTGAACGCGGTCACCTGCACGACCGTGTCAGTCGAAACCTGATACAAGTACAGGTTGCCTGAGTCGATGAACCAAGCGCCCAAGGAACACGTCTGCGCGTGCGAGCCACCATGCGATGCCGCCTCATCGGTGTCCTTCAGCAGGGTCACCTGACCCTGCGTCCAGATGTCAATGTTCGCCGACTCCCTGTAACGGAACACGTCCGCATCGTCAGCGTCGTAAAACTCTGAGCCGCCACCTCGATGCCACGAGGTGGCCGACCGCAGCCACCAGTTCGACAGCGAGTTCTCACCAGCGGAAGCCTCTTGATCGACGCGCTCCTTCTGGTACTGCGTCGTCACGCGGGAGATGGCAGCAGAGTCAGACGCTGCACTCAACCACGGCTGGTTACCAATCGCGTAGTCCGCAGCGAACGAGCTGCGGTCGTAGCGAGCCAGCCGGTCGATGATGTCCTGACCGATAGCGAAAGGAATGTCATTGACAACTGCCTTATTCTCAGCCACCTAGCACTTCCACTTCCGTCGAGCCTTACGCAAACGAGAGTTCGGATCCTTCGCAGCATTCGGGAACTTCTTCATCTGACCGAGACTGCGAGCGCAGTAAGAACGCTTACGAGGGCCACCGCCCGGTTGCGGTGGCTTCAGGTTGCTCCCCTCGGCTTTCGCCGAGGCACGTCCCTTCGCGTTCAAGCCACCCTCGGGGTCTTGTCCCTCCGAGCGAGTCCACGCAGCAGTCTTGTACTTCTTCTTTTTCTTTGAGCCGGGGCGACGGTCAGGCAATCTAGCCATACAGTTTCTTCCGCCAAGCCTTCTTCAACCGCCGATCCTTCGTCAGGATCGGCAACGGCCACAGGCGCTCATCCCGCTGCGCCCTCTCCGTGAACGAGATGTGAATGTGTTGGTAGTGACCCCAATTACCCGGACGCCACTTCCACCACTTACTGCGGTAAGTGCCAGACGCGAGCCGACCCTCGTACACGACGTACTTGACGCGCTTGCTACCCGGCAGGCCGGATGCTGCATACGCACGCAACTGGTCGGCGAGTTTCCTCGCCGCC